CTTGACATAATCCTCGGGCGACTGAGAGCGCGACAGGCGCGCCATGGCCTGCGTCGCCTTCTTACCCTCAACCTCAGTGATCTGGCCGCCGCCCTTGAGGCCCGCGTACGCCTGCATGAACAGCTTGCCGCGGAGTTGGTCGTCCTGCGCATCGAACGCCGCGCCGGCCGTGCCCGGAAGGGCGGGCAGCACCGAAAACGCCCCGGTGCGGTGGCGAAGCTCGGGGTTCGCCTTCATGCTCTGGATCAGAGCGAGCGTCTGCTGCGCGTCGGCGACCGCCTGCGGAAGCTGGATGTCGGCTTGCGCGCCGGCCGTGGCCCGCGCCGTGTCTGCCGCCGTCTGCGCCGCCGAGGGCGTGACGCCCAGGCCCGCGTCGGCGTCAGCGCCGCCGGGCATGAACCGCTGCGCGTTCTTGGCGAGCAGCGAGGCCGCGATCGAGCGCGGAAGCTTCACCGTTTGCCCGTTTCCGAGCGGCACGTCCACGAGGTCGTAGCCGGCCTTGCCGGCTTCGGTGGCGCTTGAGGTCGCGCCGGCCATCTGCGCCGCCGCGTCCACGGCGCCGGGCAGATTGTGAACGCCTGTCACCTGGCCGCTCGCGTCCATATCCGGCGCTTGGCCCTTGTCGAAGGTCGGGATGAAGGCCGGCGCGGTCGGCGAGTACGGATTGACCCGCATCCCGTTGACGTACTCGGGCTTGTTCATCTCCTGCACTTTCAGGAGCGGGCTCAGGTCAACGCCGAGCTGTGGCGCCATCAGCGCCAGCTTCGCCCAGCGCGGATCGCTGAGCGGGACGGCCGCGCTGGTCGCCGCAGCGGGCGGGGTGAGCCCCACTTGGGGCGCGCTCACCTGATCGAGCGTCGATTGCGGCTGACCGCCCATCATGTCGCTCAGTTGGCCGAGCAGGGCCAGCTTCTTGGCCTGCTGCTGCCGACCAGCGAGTAGCGTTTGCGCATTGAGCAGCGCGTCGCTCTCGCGCCCGCCCAGACCCGAACCCACGTCGCGCAGCGTGGCGCCGAGCAGCATCAGCTTGTCGGCCCGAGACAAGCTATCCGGGTCGTACTGCGCGGCCGGGCTCGCCTTTCCGAACATCGCCATGTTAGCTGCCCTTCTTGCCGAAGCCGATACCGAGTGCGCCGAGGCCTTGCGCCAGCGAGCCGGCCCCGCTCAGGAGCCCCGAGAACGCGCCGAACGGATCGCTGACAGTCGCGGTCCCCGTGCTGGTCGAGTTGGATGTGCTGTCCCCCGTCTGGCCGTGCAGCAGGTTGAGCGGCAGGCCGGAGAACAGCGCGGCTTGCGTGCCGAGCAGCGACAGCGGGGCGGTCGCTTTGGTCTGGGCGATCTCCTGAAGCTGCGCGCCGAGGTCGCCTTGCGTGCCGATGTCCGCCCGCTGGTTCTCGTCGGCGGTGAAGCCGAGCTGGCCGAGCTGCCCCGCCGCGGCCAGGGTGCGCGCCAGGGAGCTATCGCGAAGCTGGGCGTTGAGGTCGTTGGTCTGTTGTGAGCGGTTGGCGTCGTTGTTCGCCGCGCCGAGCGCCGTTTCGAAGCCCTGCTGGCGAAGCTGGGCTTCCGCGGCCGCCCTGCCCTGCCCGATCTGGCCTTCTGTCAGCGCCCGCAGGATCGAACCGCCCGAGCCGCCAAACGTCGAATCGTTGGCTAGGTCCAACATTTGCCCTTGGCGGGTCTGGTTGGCGTTGTCGTCGTAGCCCTTCAGCGTCGTGTTCACCACGTCGTTGATGTACGGGCTCATGTAGCGGTTGATGAACGGCGCGGCGCTGGCGAAGGACGTGGCCGAGGCGGGCGCGTTCATCACGGCGCCGGTGCCGTCGAGGGCTGCGCGGTACACGTCGGGATTGACGCCAAGGCCCGCCGCCGAGCCCGCGGCTTGGGTCTGCAGGCTGTCCGGCCCGGCGACCAGCGAATACGGATCGAGCTTGGAGAGGTCCATGATCGACCCGCCCAGCCCGGCGAGGCCGTTCGTGACGAACTCCGGGTTGGTCGGCGTCTGGGTCAGGTGCTCTGTGGTGTTCGTCGTCTGGTTGGACGACTGCTTCTTGCTGCTAATTCCCATCTACAGCGCCTTCCTCACGGTCACCGACCACGGCCGGTATCCAAGATCCTTCAGAGCCCGCGCCCAGCCGGCGTGGCCTTCAATGAGCATTTCCGAGCACCCTTGCGCCTTCGCCCAGGCCAGAAGGCGGGGTTCATTGGCCTTGATCGCGTCCAGCGTGCCCGCCGCCCATTCGACCTGGCAGGCGCGCTCCTTGGGGTAGTTCTGCAGCCGAACCACGTAGCAGCAGCCCTCGGCGGTCAGGACGAACAGGTGTCCCGCAGCAATATCCCGCTCGATGCTCTCGATGCTGTGGTGCGAGCCGTCCGCCGCCTTGGCGATCTCGTCCCGCCAGTGGGCCCAGCTCATCGCTTCCCCGCCGGCCGCACATCGAACATCGGCTTGCCGAGCCGGAAGTAGCCGGGCGCCGAGTTCACCTCGAACCGCACCCGCGCGAGCCTCGCCTTGACCCGGATATCGACCTGATCTTGCCCGGCGGTGATCGTGTAGGGCCCGAATGTGGTCACATCGCCTTGCGGGTAGAAGCGGCCATAGATCGTCATCCGGACCGCACCTTCCTGGTCGCCGGTGATGTCGGGCCAGCACTTGACCGCATCCATGACGTACTCAGGGTCCAGGTACATGTCGGCGGTCTCGATCCAGGCGTTCAGCGAGCCGCCGTCCGCCGAGTTGCCGCGCTCGTGCCAGTAGTAGTTGCCGCCGTAGGTCGCCCCGATCGGATACTGCGAAGGGCCCGCGTCGCAGAACGCCGTGCGAGCCAGCACGCCCCGGGTCCAGTCGCCGGCGTCCACCCCATCCACCGCAAGCGCGATGTAGCGGGAGTTCTCCACGCCATCGCGGCTGTCGGGATAGAACCACCAGACCTCGTTGTGGTCGGCGATGGTGGTGGCGACGATCTTATCCGCCTGGGAGAACTCGAGGTTTTCGGCGAAGTCGGCCAGGATCGAGCATGGGACGGGCCGAACAGCTCCGCCCAGCGTGTAGGAGTGGATCTGCTTATCCGGGCTGATCCAGAACGCCGTCGAGCCCAGGACCGCGACGGCGTTGGGGCCGATCAGCCCACAGTGCTGCGCCACGAGGTCGAACTTCCAGACCTGGTTGACCTGGCCGACGTAGGTCCCAAGCCAGAGTTCGTGATTGGACCAGATGAGCAGGTACTTGCCGCACACCCGCCCGGCCACAAGGTAGCCCGACCCAGGCAGCGCATATTCCCGCGCCGTGTCGTTGGCCCCAAGCCCCGTCGTCCAGTTGGTCTCGTCCCTGACCGCCGAGTGGCGGATGGTCTTCGGCCCGTAGGCGCCGTTCTCCTGCGTGCAGCCGAGCGCCATCACCTGGTATTGCGGCGTGACGAGCATGTAGTTGACGGCCGGCGGGCAGTTGGCGACCGCCAGGGCCTTGACCGACGTGTCGTTGCTCCACTCGTAGATCGCCCCGCCGCGGGGAGAGGCGAGAAGCTTCTGCCCCCAAGCCGCGAGGCTCCAGGTGCGCAGGTAGTAGCTGCCCGCCGTCGAGGTGCCATAGACCCCGCCGCCATAGGTGCCGGTGCCGTAGCCGGCCGAGGCCGCACCATCGACTAGCCCCGCGGGAAGAACCACTTGCGGGACCACCCGCACCGCAGACCCGCCGCCGGTTCCCGCCGACGTGGCGTTGGCGCCCGCGGTGAAGGTGTAGTGGTCGGCGTCGGTGACCGTGATCGTGCGCGTGCCGTTGAGGTTGGCCGCGGTGATGCCGTTCGTGTCAACGGCCCCGGAGATGATGACCTGATTGGTGCTCGAGAGACCGTGCGCGGTGTGCGCCACCGTCACCGTGGCCGAGCCGTTAACAGTTGTTAACGGATTTGCCCCGAGCACCGTGACCGGCCCGAACGGGGTGATGTCGAACAGGGTCGCGTCGTTGGTCCAGATCTGCAGCTTGGAGTGGGTGCCGAACGCCACCTGCGGGGCGTTGTTGTTGTCGGTCCAGTTGAGGATCGCACGGCAGACGCCGGTCAGGGTCGAGCCCGGGAGGATGCTTTCCCAGCCGCCAACCGCTTGCGGGCGCCCATTGCGGAAGCGCACCAGCGAGGCGTCGGCCCAGGCGGGCGAGGACGCAAGGGTAGTGTCGTCCGTGTTCAGTCCGGCCGGGACGTCCAGGGGTATTAGCATCCCGTCTCCCGTGGTAGGCGTGGGGCATGGAGCCAGCGAACGACAACGCCGCCGTTGATGTGCTCGTGTTCAAAGACGAGGACGAACCAGCCGACTATCCGCGGCCGGTGACGCCGGAAGAGGCCGCCCGGTGGGCTGCGGCGAACGGCGTGACGGCGCTAATCGACCTAGACTGAGGTGACGCTGAAGGTCCCGCCGCTATTGAAGGTGTGGATCGTGAAGCCGCCCGAGGTGGTGATCGTGCCGCCGGTCGCGGTGATGAGGCTGGACGTCGGATAGCGGATGATCACGACGCCGGAGCCGCCGGCGCCGCCGTTGTGGCCCACCCCATTCCACCCAGCGCCACCGCCACCGCCGCCGCGGTTGGCCGGAGCCGCAGTCGGCGTTCCGACAACGCTGCCGGGGGAGGCGCTGGAATCGCCAGCACTTCCGAAGATGCCAATGCTGTCGTTGCCGCCGCCACCACCACCTGCGCCGTAGGTCGTGGCCGAGCCGCTTATCGAAGACGAGACGCCGACTCCGCCGTTCTTGTTCGCGGTCGCCGAGCCGCCAGCGCCGCCGCCGCCGCCCGATACGCCAGAACCGGCATTGCCGCCATTGCCGCCAGCGTGACCGGAACCGCCACCGCCGCCGCCATCGCCAATGACGCCAGGAGCCCGCAGCCCTCCGCTGCCGCCACCCGGGATGCTGGCCCCGTCAGCGCTGGTGGTGCTTACGCCACCGTTTGCCCCGCCCGAGCCGCCGCCGCCGCCGCCCTTAGCGGTGATGCCGAAGACAGAGCTGTCGCCGCCATTGCCGCCAGTAGCCGGGCCCGCCGAGCCGCCCGCACCGGCCGCGCCCACCGTGACGGTGTAGGAGCCAGCAGCAATGCTCAGGCTCCCTTGCTGCACGTCGCCGCCGCCGCCACCCGCCCCGCCAACGGAGCTCGAAGTAGCCTGGCCACCGCCGCCGCCGCCGCCAACAATCAGATAGTCCACATCCGGGTTTGTCGCGGCCATCGCGAGCGCCGAGCCGAGCGGAAACACCATCAGCTCGGGTTCCGGCGGATGTCGTAGAGGATGTAGGTGGACGAGATCACGTCATAGTAGATGAAATCCGTCGCGCCGGCCGTGGTGGACAGCGACGGCGCCCCGCCCTGGCGTTTCCAGTTGCCAGCGAAGGCCAGCGTGCGGTTGCCAGAGCCGTCCTGCACGATGCGGATGCGTCCGCTTTGTCCCGCCTTGGGGTTGGTCGGGTTGCCGAGCGTCCGATTTCCAGCGATCGGATTGAGGGCGAAGTTGATGCCGGCCGAGAGATCGACCGCGATAGTGGCCGCGTCGGTCAGCGAGACTTCCGCGAGCGCGTTGTAGGTGTCGCCCGGGGTCAACGCGACAGCCGTCGAGGTTCCAGCCCTGACCGCCGCAGCGTTCGCCGAGAACGTCGTCCACGACGCGACAGAACCATTCGTGGTCAGATAGGCGCCAGCGTTCCCCGTCTGCCCCGGAAGGTTGCCGGCAGCAGAGCTGAAGGCGGTGTCATCGACATACTTCTTGGTCGCCGCGTCCTGCGCGCTGGTCGGGTCGGCGACGTTCTGAAGCCGCTGGCTTTCCATCGAGGTCAGCGTCAAGCGGATGACGTTGGTGCCGTCGCAGGCGACCCAGACCTTTTCGCCAGCCTTGATTGAGACCGACGTGCCGCCGCCGGTGCTGGCGATGGTTTGCGACGCCGTGGTGGCGTTCCAGACCAGATACCAGCCTTCCCGGGCGGGCAGCGTCTGCGTGTAGGTGCTGGTCGCCGTGGTCAGCTTCAGCATCCGGGCGCCGGCCTCGTTTCCCGAGGTCGTCCCGTTGGCCGAGGACAGCGTGTGGTCGCCGCTGATGGCAAGCGTCGTCCAGCCGTCGAGCGCGAAATCCAGCACGTCGAGGGCGCCCGAGTTGAGCACACTGCCCCACGAACTTGGATTGTCGCCCGTGCCTTGCTTGTTGATCAGCTTGCGGGTCGTGAAGGTGCTAGACAATCGCCGCCCCCATGGTGATCGGATACCAGTGCGTGCCGTCGCTGAAGGCGAGCTTCCCGGTGTCGGAGAGCGCGACGACGGCGTTCTTGTAGGTCTGGGCGTTGGTCGCCGTGAGGCTGGTCTGGGCCATCACACCCTGAAAGACGGGCCCCTGCGGCGTTTCGAGCGCGGCCAGCCGGTCTTCCAGTTCCTGCAGCAGTTGCCCGAGCGGCCCGTCAACCGAGCCCAGCGGAACGGGCATCTCAGACCACGCCGCCCGGGTAAGGCATCGACTGCAGCGGCCCGGCCATCGAATCCTTGGCGTCGCGGGTGTTGATGTCTTCGATCAGCGCCCCGAACTTGCCGCCCCACTTCTGGGCGCCCTCGGTGTTCTCCAGGTAATCGTTGAGCGCTTCCAGAGCCCCGTAGAGGTAGAGGAACGGGTACTTCAGCAGCACGACGTTGGAATCGCCGTCTTCGCTCATCGGATCGACGCTCTTGTAGTAGAGCGCCTTTCCCGTGACCGAGCCGGTGAACAGCGGCGCGAACCTGAGAAGCGTCCCCTCCACCGCCACGTGGGTCGGATAGGTCTGCGTGCCGAGGTTGGCCGAGAGATCCATCGCCCCTTCGGCCGAGATGGTCTTGACCGCATAGCGCGGCGACAGGTCGAGATAGAGCCGCTTGAAGCCGAGGAAGTTGGCCGGCTGGCTGATGGTCTCGCCGTCGATGGTCAGGTCCGCCGAGGCCAGCATGACGTTGGCCCGCAGCCGGCGGTTGATTTCCTGCTGCGCCCACGAGATGAAGTCGGGGAACTGATCGGTAAGGTCAGTGCGGTTCGACCACGACGCCAGCGCGGTCTTCAGGTTGCCGTTGGTGGAAAGCGCCATTAGCGGAGAATCCCGTTGCTCACCCCGAGTTGGCCGTCAGCCGTCCGGAGGTGGCGCCATTCGTTGCTGTTGAGCTTGGCCGCGAGCTTGCGAGCCACATCGGGATCGTGGCCCGCGTCCATGAACCACCAGCCCTCCTCGTTCAGCCATTGCAGGCCGACGATGTAGGGGATGGAGGCCGCGCGCCGCCATGTCCGGTCAGGCGAGTAGCCGTCGTTATGATTGGCCATCGCCTTGTTGCGCTCGATCACGTCATCGGTCGAGCCGGTGGCCATGAAGCGGTGCTTGTCCCCGTCGTCCACCAGATGCCAGTCAATGCCGCGGGAGGACGTGAACAGGAACCGCTTGTCCATCAGTCGATGATCTCCACGAAGCCACGCTCTTGCAGCTCCTCGGCGCTCGGTTGCGGCATGTCGGGGACGATCTCGCCCTTCTCGAAATAGACCTCGCCGATGCCGCCGACATGCTTGCCCATCGACACCAGACCGTGGCCCTTGTGGGTGATCCGCGCCTTCACGGTCGGGATCGCCTCGGGTTCGGTGAGCGCTGCTTGCTCGCGAGCGGCGCGCTGGCGTCGGGCTCGCTCCAGAGCGGCGGCTTCGACCGCGGCTTCCTTGGCGCTGGCGGTGGACAGCAGGTTCTTCGGGCGTTGGGCTTCGGACATGAAATCCTCAAAGAAACGGGGGCGCAGCCGCTTGGGCCGCGCCCCCTAGGGGTGCGTCAGGAGGGGGTGACGCTTAGGTGAGGTCGCGGATCGCCGCGTGAGCCTTCTCGTTGGCCACGACGAGCGTCTTCTCAGCAGTCAGCATGAACTTCTCGTTGTCGCCGTTGGACGCGAGGTCCTTCGACTTCCAGCCATCGAGCGTGCCGACCTTGGCCTTCGTCGGGTCCACGATCACGCAATCGCGGGTCAGCCCGTACGGGTGAGCGTTGAAGGTGATCGTGCCGAAGTCGGACACGTACATGTCGGCCGCCGCATAGACGGTCGCCTGCTTCGTGCCCGAGGCGTCGGCGCGGATGTCGGCGATGCCGGTGAAGGCCGAGGCTTGCTGCTTGTGCGCGGGGCCCATGTAGGCCTGGGTCGGACGGCCGCCGTTCGAGAAGGCGGTCGAGAGCACCGACTTCAGGAGCGCCTCAGTGAAGGTGCGCTGCGTGCCGTTGGTGGCCGCAGACACCGTGCCTGACGAGAAGCCGCCGTTGGAGCCGGAAGCGCCGAGCGAGGTGTTCGAGGTCAGCCAGGCCAGGATGCCGGCGAACCGGCGAGGCGTGGCGCCCGACTCGTTGTTGCTGGCGAAGTTGCCGATCGCGCGGGCCTCGAAAT